CAAGAGACTGCACGGAGAAGCCGCCGGCTTGAGGGGATGCACAGTCCCGGTTTTACTCCCGGTACCCCATACAGAGTACTGTAAGAGTTTACGAACCACTCACTATGGACCAAAAGAAGACTCAAAAGAGTAAGAAGCAGCAGAAGAAGTCCTCCGTCCAGGAGAAACAGTCGAAGCCTGCTCATCCCGGGAAGACCGTCACTCGCGTCACGCATGTTCCTATGCAAAGCGTTAAGATGATCAAGATGGGAGGAGCCGTATTGGGCAGCACTGTCTTCAGCTCCCTTGACTATTCCGTCAATGCGGGGAACTCCGACTTATGGCCTCGTCTGGCTCAGGTGGCCAAGACTTACCAGTATTGGCGCGCCGTCAATTGGCACGTCAGGTATGAACCCATAGCCAGCGTGTTCGGATCAAATAAGTCGGGCATCATCACGGTTTCTCTGTTGGAGAACTGGTATGATGCCCCGCCTGACACCATGACTGCTCAGACCGAGCGTGCCAGACGTTCCATCACGGTTCCGGCATGGGAGTGTGCAACTCTCAAGCTTGATCCTACTCGGTGGAAGTACGTTCGGGACTCGTACGGATCACAGGGGCAGGACATGCGTCTTGACGACGAAGTCATTGAGGTGGGAGTGGAGGGTACCGATGCCTCCTCCGTCGGCGCGGCGATCGGGTATCTCTACCTCACCGCCGACATCGAATTTCGAACCCCTTACACCGTCTCGATGCTTAACCCGCCCAGAACGAACACGATCTATATCGCCAATCGGAAAACCGACTTCAGTTGTCCTTCCGGCCCCTCTGGGGTTACGACATCGATTGCAGTCGAGCCGGCGTCCGACGGATTTCTCACGAACTCGGCGTACTCCGGCGTGTTTGTTTCAGGCGGTAATCTCTACCTGTCAGGCGGGACATACAACGTGAGGACTTACTGCAATTTTCAGTGTGCAGCTGCTGGTTCCAGTCTCCAGATGTTTTACATCGGAACGGCTTACAAGCAGCTCATCCAGCTTGATGCTGCAGCAGCGTCCGTTGGTGCCTACCTTCCTCTCCCTTCTGCCGGAGTGGCGGAATTCTGCGTGTCAGAGTGCGTCATTACAGTTGCAGAGGGCGGCACGGCGACGTTGAGTCCTACTGTCACTTGCTTCCAGTCGGGAAGTACTCCAATCGCTTCTTGGGGCATGCTCATTGTGATCACTGCCCATTAAGGTCCCTTGGTCGAGCCTAACGACGTAAAACAAAGGCACTGTTCGGCGCATCTGTTCCTGATACAGATGGCTGGACTGCTCGAGACGTGGAGCCATGCTCGTCACTTCACCCGACGCTACTGCTGCCATGCCGTTCCGTTCGTCTATCACACTCTCGTTCGACGATTGAGTTTGTATGTCTACGACACGGTGGTGGGCACCTTAGAAAGGGATTGTGGTATCGATCTTTGTTTCGTGCTCCTCAGTGACTACTACTTCTTCCTGAAGGAGTTGAAAGAGGAGCTCGCCCTGAAACACATCCATCAGACCATCTGTATGGATTGCTGCCAGGAGCAAATGGACGAGATTGACGCCTTGTCTCTTATCCTCGAACGGATGCGGACGGAGGAGATCTATCTCCTCATCTTCGTGAGAGATCACGATGAGGAGATGCCTCTGTTCGCTGAGGATTTGGTGCACCGGACTGACTGTGGTCTGGAAAGTCGGTGGGGCAAGTATCAGGAAAG